AATTACCTCCTATAGTTGTATTCCTGATATATGAATATTTATTGCACTTCCCTTTGCCACTATTGAATTAGTAACAATTGGAGTGCTTAAAATTTTTGTTTCTTTAGAATTAAGAGTAAATAAAAAAGTAACACTATCTAACTTTAGCGTTACTTCCTTTTCCTCACTATTTGAATTATGCAACAATATAGTTTTAACTATAGCTCCAGCAGAATTGTTATATAAAGATTCTTCACTATCAGATAATGTTTTAGCTACTAATCTCTTTTCCTCCATTCTATACCTCCATATTAATTCTTCTAGTTAATTTATCTAACTTATTATTAATAGAAACTAAAGTATTAGCAATTGCATTTGTAGCATCTACATTAGCTTTTACAATCTCATTTAAATTCCCCATATTTTCATTTGTATTATTTAATATTTCAACTGTATTATTTAATTCCACGGATACAGAATTTAATGCAATCACTGTAGTTTGAACAGTTTCTTTAACTGTTTTAACCTCCTTTGCAGTTGCTATAGTATCTAATTGATAATCCTTTATATCCTCAAATTTATCCCCAATAGAAAGTGAAGAACTTTGAGGAGAATTTATATCTAAAGTTTTTTCTATAACTTTTAAATCCTCATCAATATTCATCAAGGGATTTATAACTCGATAAGTATTTCCAACTTCAAAAGAATGAATATCTAGTCCTATAGTGCTAAGATCTAAAGCTGTTACTTTATGTTTCTTTTTAATTTTATTTTCCTTTAAATACTCTTTACCTTTTCTTAGCAAATTTTCTACTATATTCACATCATCATAAATAACTGTATCAACTATTATTCCAAATTTAGATATAGCTTCTTCATCATCAATATAATTAATACTATTATTAATACTAGATATTGTTAACCTTTCATCACTATCCTCTACTTTGGCTCCTAATGGTATCAATCTAGTAATAACATCAGATGGATCACGTTCCTGCTCTATAGTAACAAGATTTTTTGCTAATACTATTTCAGTATCTTTTTTACCACCTATAGCTTGCACATAATCTAAATATCTTATACCATCTTCGTACCTTATTCTTAATTCTCCACCAAGTCTATCAATCAACTTATCCTTTATAGTATCTAATGTCTTATCATACCCTAAATACCTATATAGGCTATCGTTATTATCAACAACATCAACTATACCAACAGTAAAGTATTTATCTTCACTTACCTGCTTATTATGATTGTCTATAATTAATTCTAAAAAGCTACGAACAGTAATATTATGATATTCTCCATATTCTTGAACAGAATCCATCAAATATCCTAGTTCGCTTTCACATGTTATACTTTTTGTTAATAATCCACTAGAATTCATTTTAGGTGTTTGAATTAGAACTCTACCTCTAAACTCATTCTTATTAGTTTTAATATTATTAACTTCTACTAACGTTTTTAAATCTTTAATTAAGTTATAACCTTTATTATCAGGTAATATATTAAAAGTGAAACTATCAATTGTATTTATGCCAAATTTACATTGACCAGTTATACGAGGTGCTTCAGAGCTTGTACTTACTGCATTAATAATTGTTTCATTACTATTATTAATTATTTTAACTTCATACATACTAAAGCACCTCCTTATACCATTTAAATTCTATTGCCCCAGTTCCTTTAATAGTTAAATTATTTAATCCTTTATCCAACTTAAAACTCCAGGATTTAGATTCTCCAGCTTTAAACTTAAAAGTAGTAGTACCTTTTATTATCTCCATATCATTACTGCATATAACAATTGGATTAATACCTATAGCTCCATTATTATATAATTGTATATTTTTAATATTTTCAACTTCGAGTTTAGTATCTTGGACCATATCTAATTCAAAATTAAACTCATCCCAAATATCATGTCCATCTTGTAAAGTTGAAATTTTAAATGGATATGCTATAAATGTTGCTGTTAACTTCCCTCTAGTTCCTTCCTCACTAAATGAAATATCAACACACTCAGCAGAAAATTTAAAACTAGGAATTGCATCATCATATAAATAACATTTCCCATCTGACATAAGCCAATTTACTACTTCGATTTTCTTTATATTTAACATCTCCTTAGTATCTTCTACTATTTCAAATACATATTTTAATGTACGTTCTTCATAAGTTATTTCTCCATATATCTGCGAAAAATCATAAACTCCATTCATATATGGAATAGATGATGTTATTCTTTTTTTTGCTGGAGGATCTATTTGTTTATCAACTATCCATAATCCAAAGTCATCAAATGAATGTTTATTATTTTTAATAATTCCATATACTTTAATCAAGGTAAAACTAACCCCCTCCCAGCTAATTGTAATCTTCCACCATTCAGTACATCTTGATATGGGGTAACTACTTCAGCTAATACTTGTCCATCTGCTATAATTTGAAATATTGCATTTTCAGGGGTATTTTTATTCGATATACTACTCTCAGTAGTAGTAATATTTGATGTTTTATATGTTATTGTATTATCAATAGTTCTATTCAATGAAACTAAATCTATATTTTTACTTTCATCTAATATTCCAGCATTCATTTTTCTAACTTGATCCATTACTCCAGAACTATTTTCCTCTATTCCAACTCCAACACCTTCAGCTATATATTTACCGACTTGATCTTTAAAAACACGAGATGGTGAATGTATGCCTAAAGCTTTTTTAGCTCCATCAACTATGCCTGAAAAGAATCCTGAAACTTTACTTGATATCCAACTTCCCATACCTGTAATACCATTCCATACACCTTCTACAATATTCTTTCCTATTTCTTTCATCTTAGAAGGTAAATTTTTAACAGCATTAACTATATTATTAACCATATTCTGTCCAGCTTGTAATGCTTTATTTCCTAAATTACTTGCAAATGTTCCAACCTTAGAAATAGTATCACTTAACCAAGTTGAGAATTTTCCAGGTAATTGTTGTATCCATGTTATGATATTACTTATAAAATTACTTCCAACTTCAATAGCTTTAGAAAACATATTACTTCCCCAAGAAACAACATTATTATATGCATTTAATAGCCAATTCCATATTTTATCTGGTAACTGTGAAAAGAATGTTACTACATTTTCAATCCATATAGGTACATTAGTAATTAAATAGTTCCAAGTATCAACACCCCATTGTACAATACTAGCTAATGCATAGCCTAAAGCATAACCTATTTTATACGGCAATTCATTGAACCAATTAAATACATTTTCTATAATTTGTGGTATTGTAGTAGTAAAGAAATTGCTTATATTCTTTCCCCATTCTTGAAATTTTAAAAGAACACTATCCCATATACCTTTAAACCATTCTGGTATTCCTTGAAACCAACTAACTAAAGAATTCCATGCATTTGGTATTGTTTCGGTAAAAAATTTACATATCGCTTCCCAACATGCTATACCAACCTCTTTTATATTATTCCATATTTCTATTACCGCATTTCTAAAATCTTCATTTGTAGTCCATAATGCTATTACTGCAGCTATTAATCCTGCGATTATTGAAACTATTATTCCTATTGGATTTGCATTCATTGCAGTATTCAATGCCAATTGTGCTATACTTGCTCCTTCATTTGCTTTTTTAAACGCATTTATTGATTCAACAACACCCTGTATAATTGAAGCAACATTCCAAGCTAATAATCCTGTAGCTATTCCTGTTATAGTTGATATTATTATAGATGAATTGTTAACTATAAATCCTACAAATTCACCTATTTTTTCAACTATTCCTCTTAAAATCTCTTTTATTTCTGGCCCATTTTCTTGTATATATGATATAACCTCTTCAACTCTTGGTTTAAGTTCTTCACCTAAAGGCTCTATAACACCTACCTGTAACTCCCTTCCTAATCCTGATATAGCCGAACCAATATCATCATATTTCTGATTATTTATATCATTTAATGTTGTTGCTGTCCTATCAGCTTCTCCTCCTATATACATTAATGCTTCAACTCCAGCAGCTCCTAAGTCCTCAAACATGGTACCAAACATTGCTACTCCAAGCTCATTTTTCTTTAAAGGATCTTCTAATGTAAATAATGCATCTGTAACTTCACCCATTGCAGATGAAGCAGATTCACCACCCTGTGCAAATCTTTTTGTAACATCATCAACATTTAGACCAAGCTCTTTAATTGCATCATTCGCTGAACCATCCCTCATTCTTATTCCAAATTCTTTAACTGCATCTCCTAACTTATCAACTGAGAATGTTCCTGCTTCTGTACCATTTATTAAGGAATTAAACATTTCTTCAGCACTATATCCTGCATCTTTAAAATGTACAGAATATTCATTTATAGTATCTAATAAGTCACCATTTTTATCTAATCCATTTTGAGCACCTTGGGCTATTAAATTAAACGCTTCATCTGAAGATAATCCAAATTGCTCCATTAACATTTTAGCTGAACGTGTAGACTCATTAATATCAAATTCAAATGTATCTCTTAATAATAATGCTCTTTCAGTAGCAAGTTGTAATTCATCTCCTGTAAGCTTAGTATTAGTTTTTACTATAGCCATAGAATTTGCTACATCTTCTATACTTTCACCAAAATTATTAGCATATACATTTTCCATAGCTTCATTTAATGAGTTAAATTCATCTTCTGCTGCACCAGTTTTAGTTATTAAAATATTAAATGCCTTATCAAAATCATTAGATAATTTTACAGCATATGTTGCTCCTGCAACTCCTGCTGCACCTAAAGCTAAAGCTCCTACTTTTACTTTATTAGCAACTTCTTCAACACTCCCTTTAAAATCATCTAATTCTTTCTTAGCTTTATTTACTTCTTCTGCATGTTTCTTTTGAGCTTCCTCTGCTTGCTTTAACGCTTCTTTTTCAGATTCTAAAGCTTCTTTTTGTTCCTGAATACTCTTATTAAGTTTTTCTGATTCTTCCTTAGCTACACCATTATTATCTCCAAACTCATTAAGATTTCTTGTTGCAACTTGTAAAGCACTTTTCATATTTTTTAATTCATTTTCAGTTTTTATAATTTCTCTTTGAAATTCCCTATATTGCTCTTCAGCAATTTCTCCTCTTTCAAATTGAGCTTGAACTTGCGCTTCTGCTGCTTTCAATGCATCTAATTTTTCAGATGTAGAGCTAATTGAATCAGCTAATAAATTTTGTTTTTGAACTAATAATTCTGTATTAGTAGGATCTAATTTTAACAGTTTTTCAACTTGTCTTAATTCAACTTGTAAAGATCTACTGGTTTTATTAACTGAACTTAAACTTTTTTCTAAAGGTTCTGTATTACCACCAATATCAATAGTAATACCTTTTAAATTTTTAGCCATATACTATTCCTCCTTTCTACCGAAATTTTCTCTAAGCCTTTGTCTCTCTGGCTTAGTTTGAGAAATCCTCCATGCATTATCTAAATACTCTTGACCTTTTTCAGTTTTATTGCATGAATAAATGAAAGCATCTCTTCTATATCTTAAATAATCAATAAAATCTAATTCTTCTACTTCTAGTATGTTTAATCCAGTATAGTCACTTACTAAATGCTCCCAATAAGAACTTATTTCATATCTATGTCCCTCACTTTCCTGCAATGGATAGTAAGGGAGATCTAGTTTTTTGCCTGGCTACTCACAAAATCCATGTATGTTTTAAAGAAAATCATTATATCTTCTATATCAAATATATCTTCTAATAATTCCTTTTCTATTTTTATATTCCCCTTATTACGAGACATAACCTTTGCACATACTTCATAAAGTGCATCTATTTCATTTTCACCTGTTGAATCATTGTAAATACTTCTTATTAATGAATCAATTGAAGTTATTTCTGTTAATAATTTTTTTGATGGATTGCACACCATTATAGTAGTTTTCTTCTTATCGCTAAGAGTAACTATTAAATATTGTTTTTGTATATTATTAAAATTTAAATTTGCCATTTATATCATCCTCCAAAATTAAAAGCTAAGAACAAAATATATTCCTAGCTTTTATTATTTTATTCTGAATCTTATTATTCACTTTTTAATCTACTTGGTAATTGATTTGATTCAGGAATATCTTCTTGATATTTAATAAGAGTCCCTTCTCCATCTTGTGGTTGACACTTAAATTCAGCATCAATAACAGTTTCTTTATCTTTAGCAAAGGCTAATGAAAATCCACTTTCATTTTTACCAACGATAGTAACTCTTATATCACCATCAACTTTATCTTTATGGTGAAAATGTATTACATATCTTTTACCATTTGCATTTTTAACTCCACCAATTTTAACAGTTCTTATCTTTCCAACTTCAGAAACTCTTCCCGTTTCACATAATACAGCCAATGTTTTTCCGTTGAATGTTAATATTCCAGTTTTCATTGTTGCTTCTTCTTCTGTAATAATGGTTTTTTGAACAACTCCTAAATCATCTTTAGCAGTATAATAAGTAGGTTTGTACTCTAATGTAGCTCCACCTTGAATATAACCTAATTTATTTTCTTCTGTCTCTAATACAGAATTTGCAGGAATTTCTCCTGTAAACTCTTTAAAATATACATCTCCACTTCCTAAAACAATTTTATCACTCATTATTTGTTACACCTCTTACTTCTTTTCATATAAACTAAAATCATATACTGTTTGAAATACTTTTTCACTATCAATCCATATACGATTTTTTCTAAAGTCTATATAATTTTTAATAAATATTTCTTCAAGTTCATTTTCTTTTTCTCTATTAATTCTAGAACTATATAATTCAACTGTTATATCTCTTTCTAAAATAAATACTTTATTATCTGCTCCATTACAATTTGATTTTTCTAAAAAAACTATATATGGAAGTGCTGGAGCTCTTAAAAAACAATCTTCAGCAACCTTTAATCCAGTTTCCTCTAGCATTTCTTTAACGTTTATTTGCATTTTTAATAGCCTCCATAGATAATTCCTCCATTCTTTTTCTAGCAAGCTTCTCTCCATATTTAATGTGTGGGTAAGCTTTAGCTCTCCCCCCTTGCCATAATTCATGTCCATTTTCTAAAAGATGCGTTAATCTATGATTGCCATTTGCAACATACCATGTTTTAAATTTTTTATTTTTGCTTTCATATACTTTTTTAACTCTAAATGATTTTACATAATCACCAGTAATTTGATTAAAAGTTACATGCTTTTTAATCTCTGCATTTGTTTCTTTCCCAACTGTATCAACAGCTTTTTTTATTCCTTCAGTTATTTCTTCTGAATAACTAGATAATTCTTTAGATAATGCTGCTACAAATTCATCTACAGTCATTTATTCACCTCAAATATTTCTAATTGTTTTAGTGTTAAATCTAAGCATGGTGGATTACTTTCAAATATTTCTTGTATTAATTCAATTGAATATCTTCCTACTCCTCTTATCTCAATTTCATCATGGGTATCTATTCCATTGACTTTAGGTATTCTTATTACAGCATTAACCTTTACTTGATTCGCTTTTGCTGTAAAATATCTATTATAACCAAGAACTCTATTTGTAAAACCTAATGAATTATATTTATATTCTTTATTACCTTCATTATCTTCATAATATATATCACAAACCCCATCAGAAAAGCTTACAAATTCTATATTATTAGGTTTAAGCTTCATCTAAATTAACTCCCTTAGCTTGATATTCCAAATGTAAAGATAATAATTCTCCTCTAAAGTTAGTTTCAAAAAGTTCAAGTGCTTGGGAATTTGCATATCTTACATAATCAAGTAATAGCGATTTTGGAGCATCTTCTTGCGTAAAATCTAAAGATGGCACACCTGCAATCTTTTGCAAATATGCCATTCCTCTTTTAATCATACCAGTTATATTTTTGTCAGTTTTTTCATCTACCCATGATATATGCAAATAATCTTTTACATCATCTAATAATCCATCTGGCATTTGACTACCTCATTACTCTGCTTGCTCTTTAGTCTTTACAGTACCCTTTACTGTAACAGGAATTGTAGCTGTTTCTAATTCAGTAATATCTAACAATATAAATGCATTATCATCTAATGCTCTTCCATTTCCATAAAGCTTATTTATATAAACTCTTTCATCATCTAAAAATTTATATTCATCCGAATACTCTATTTTACCACCATTAGTTCCTGCTCCAATTCCCATGAAATATTTTTTAGGTAATCCAATTATAGCACTACCTTCATCTACCCCAGAGCTTTGTATTGCTATAGTTGGAAATGGAAATACATTATTTTTATAACTTCCATCTGTAGCTTGTACAGTAGTAGCTGGCATTACCTTTGTAAAATAATCTTTTGGATTAACAATTAATACAACTGAATCTACTGTTCTTGTTTTCTTTCCTGTTGAATCTACTGGATCTGTAGCTAAAATACTTAATAACTCTCCATATGTCTTTGGAGATAAGTCTGTAATTTTTTTAGCCGTCTTTTTAGGATAAACTCCTCCACTAACACTTACACTATCACTTACATCTCTATCCATTCCTATTGGTTCATCTTTACCTGTACCTGTTACAATTGCTTTTTCAAGTGCATGTGCAATTGCTTCACTTAATGTTGCCCTAACATATGCATCAATCCATTCTGGCCCAACTGCTAACATATCTTTAGAAATAGGCATAAATGCAGTTAATTTGCATAGTGTTAAATCAATTTTCCCTATAGCTCCTTCTAACTCTTTGCTTATAGCGCTTCCTAAAGCCCCCCATTTAGCTAATTGAATTCCTTTTTTATTTACTACGATCTTCGTTAATACTGTTGTATTTTGGAAGTTAATTATATTTAATAATGGATGTTCAGCTTTTATATCAGCAATTACATTATCAATAATTGTTTCAGGAAATGCTACATCTATATTTGTAAATGCTTGTCTAACATTATCAGACTTCATAGCATCTATTATTCCTTGATAGAAGTTCATTTCTTTTTGAGTTAATTGATGTATTCCTCTTTTAGCTAAAATTTCTTTATCAGCAGTTTGTTGATATAGTTTTACATCTTCTAATACACTTTGTTGTACAGATTCGGCAAAGTCAGTAAATGCTTGTGCTATTGCTCCTTCATCCTCTGATTGCATTGCCTTTGATAGATTTGTCATTAATTCTTGTCTTAATAAATCTTTACTTTTCATTCCCATTTTATTTACCTTCTTTCATTTTATTTTTAAATATCATTTTTAATTTATCTGCATTAGTTTTTTGTTTAGGTATTTCACCTTTATTATGATCTTTCGCTTTGGAATCTTCTTTTAACATTTTCATCAAAGCTTTATTGTAATTAACTTGTTGTTCAAAAGTTTTATTAACCTTTTGCATCATTTGCTTTGCTACCTCTAAATCAACATTATCATCTATAATTTCATCACATAATCCATATTGATAACATTCTTCTGCAGTTAACCAACTTTCTCCATCTAATAATTCAATTAACTTTTCTTCTGTTAATTTTCCATTAGACTTTTCAATATAAGCCTTTCTATTGCCTTCCATTATTTTATCTAAATCATCTGCTGACTTTCTTAATTGTGAAGCATTCCCACAAGCAGGCATCCACATATTATGAACCATTTGCATTGTATTACTATACATTTTCACTATGTCACATCCAGTAAGAATAAAAGATGCTGCACTTGCTGCAAAACCATCAACTATGCCTATTACCTTAGCATTATGTCTTTTCAATTGATTTCTAATAGACATTGCTTCATATACTGAACCTCCATAGCTATTAACATATAAATTAATTTCTTTAACTTCTGAGTATTTTCCAAGTTCATTCTTAAAATGATTCGCACTAGTCTCACTTTCTATCATTTCATCCCACCACCAATCATAAGAATCACTTTCTATATCTCCGTATACATATAAATCAACTGAATCTGGATTGCTCGCTAACTGCTTAAATTCCCATATTTTTTTGCTCATTATCTTCACCTCCTTTCAAGTCTATTTGATTTATATCTGAATAATTTTTGGTTATCCAATGCTTTTCACTCCACTCTGTTCCTAATGGTACTTCCCCAACTTTCTCTAATAATCCATCAATAGAATACATCCCTGTTGATATAAGCTTATCTATTTTTTCTGCAACTGAGAAAATATCAATATGCTTAATACATGTAGTATCAATTTCTAATCTAGAACCTTTCAGAATAGCTTTCCCGTACCTCTTTCGATTAATTTCTTCATTTATTAAATCAACTATAGGATCAATACCAAATGTTAAAAAATTATTTGTTACTTTATCAACATCAGCTATATCTCCTCTCATTAATGCTGGTGGAATTTTAAAACCTTGCCCTACTCTATCAAAAATTTCTTTGATAAGATTTTGTACGTCAACCATATCACTTGTTGACTTCTTACTTCCTTCACCATTCTGTTCAGTATATTTAACTCCTTTAGGTATACTTAAAACAGCATTTTCACTTTCAAAATACTTCTTGAATTTCTTTTCAAACAGTTCATCTACTCTTCTTTTCTGTTCTTCATCACCTTTTGCAATGGTATCTAATTCAGCAATTCCTTTTCTCCCACCTGAACGTTTATATTTTCCTATGGCACTATCTAATAAATCTCTATATCCATTGTTTAGATTAGAAACTAAAGCTCTTATATCTTTGTTGCTATTTTTAAAATATAAAACTTCAGACATTTTAAATTTCCTATTAAACGTAAAATCTTTTCTAGTCACATTTTCAAAGACATTCTCAATCAATGCATATTCATTTTGATAAAAGCTATCTGCAATTATTAATTGATCATTAACTTCTACAATTAAAACTTCATTTCTATAAAGTAATTTGTAAATAAACTCCTGGATAAACTCACTTGAATTTTGATTTTTATTAGGCTCTATATTCCACATGTAATATTCATCTTCTTTTACTTCCTTATTATCTAAATAAGTTTTAAATTCACATTTTGATATACATCCAGCTATAAGATTAATCGCTACATTTATTGCAAACTCTTCTATTGCTAATTTAGTTGATTCCTCAGATATTTTTTCGATTAATCTAACTTCATCTTTACCACCAAAAATATCCTTAATAAAATCTATTATTTTCAATTCCTCACCCCCTTTCAGGGTAAAATAAAAAGCCTTATAAATAGGCTTTGTAATTTTATCTATAATGTTCTTATTTTTAATAACTATATACACCTAACTCAAAATCATTTATATCAAATGACTTTGAGCAATCCTCTAAATCATTTGAACCACACATAGCTGCAACAAAAGCTTTAAACCCATCAGTTTTTCTACTTTTAGGTTCTATTTTTCCATAGGTCATATTTCCAGCTTGTGAAGTTATTAAACAAGTATTATTTGTATACCATCTCATTAATGGATTGTCTCCAAAAATAATATTATGATTTGCAAATGCACTTGTTATCACTGGAGATATTAACATTTCATTTGATGGCCTAACTAATCTAATATTGTTGTTACCTTTTTTATCAGTATCAAAGCCTACTTCTCTCAAAGCCTTTGCTAATAATGTATATCTATAGTTATCCATCCACAATGTGGTTAAATTGTATTTTTTAGCTTTTTCAGCTAACCATAAAGCTGGGGTGTCTGGCGGAACTTCTGGTCCAGGTACAAAAGTTAAATACCCTTGTTCCTCCCACTCCCTTAGAGGAGCCTTTATTCTTCCTAAATCATTACAACTTTCGCAAACCCAACTATGAGTTATCCATACAAATTTTTCTTTATACTTAAATAATAGACCTGCAGCAACAAAATCTGTTGTCTTTGCATAATCAATCCCAACTAAACAACTTCCTCCTTCTACATTAGGAATCTCTTGATTAGTCGCTAATATATTCTCCCATGATGTAACTTCTACATCTTTATTCCCCTTTGGTATATTCATTCTTTTAGTCATAAATGATGAATTACTTATAGGATCTTCTTTATAATCTACATACTCTCTTTGTATTTGTTGTTGTAAATCTGGAAATCTATGCAAACTAGGATTAGGTTTATCCCACATTTTAGGATTATCTACTTCCTTTTCATCATCAAGTTTACATATAAATGGAATTAATCCATTATCTCTTGTAGCGCCTTGTAATATTTGTTTGCTTCTTTCAATAAGCTTATCTAATGGACCTTCTCTAACATCCCCATTTGTAGTAATGATAGTTGTCCTTGGATTCTTCTTTTTACCAAGTCCAGTTTTAAAAACTTGAATAGTTTTATAGTCCTCATATTGATGATATTCATCGAAATCAACCTTACCTTGTCTACCACCATCTTTAGTCTTTGCATTTGATGTTCTAAATCTTAATTCTGAACCACTTTTTTTATTTTTTATTACTTCTTTATTCCAATGAAAATGTTTTTCCAATTTCTTCTTGTTAGCTTCAAGAACATCATAAACATCATTAAAAGATGTCATAGCTTGCTCTTCACTATTCGCACAAATATCTATATGGTATTTATCAACTTTGTTATATTGAGATATTAAGCAAAAATCTTCAAATGCCAAGTAACCATTTTTACCTGCTCCCCTGCCTACTAATATGAATAGGTCTGGCCATCTTAATATACCTGGTTTAGAATAAGTACAATTATGAAGTGTAAAACAAAATACTTCCCATTCTAATAATTCAAATGGAAAGTATTTCTCTAAACTTAAATATCTTCTTAATTCTTCTTCATCTACAAATAGACTTTCTTCTCTAAAGCATTTCTCCACATAATCAATTAATTGTAATTGCTCCTTACAAACTTCTATTGTCCCACTTCTAACCAAATCAATATAGTTTTGAATTTCTGGTACATGGCTACAATTCATCATCATCATCCCCATTATCTAATGGGCTTGGTTTTATTCCTAAATCACCTAATAGTTTAAGCATTTGGGCACTTGTTTTATTTAGTTCAGCTATGCTGTCATTCTTCTTTATACCTGTTTGTTTTCCATTACTCCATTCAACAGATACTCCACGCTCTTTTATATCTTGAATTAAATTATTTTTAATATTCCACAACTCCATATAATCATTAACAAGATCCTCAAAATGTTTTCCAAATGTTTTATTATTCTCTAATTGTGTCATTAAATCTTTTCTAATTTCTAAAAAAAGAGTATTTCCCATATACTGCATACTATTTTTATTGCACTCATATTTTTGTATGCTTTCACGCTTCCAACCGTATCTTTGCTTCCAAGATTTAACCGTATTTATAGATACATTATATTTTGCAGAAATATCTATATACTTCATCCCAAGATTATAGTCTTTTTCAGCACTTTGCCTTATTTTTAATCTTTCATTTTCATTCATATTCACCACCTCATTCCCCTAATTTTGCATACATTTTTTTGTATGCAATATACCCCCCTCACATAAAAGTATAAAAAAGTTGTTTTGTCCTCCCTCTTATACCGTTCTCTCCTGGCCAAAAGTTTTTTGAATTTTTTGACCCGGGGGTATCTACCATCTTTCTTCATTCAATGGAATTTTCTTTTTATATTTAAAATGTTTTTCAGGATGTAGTACATTATGACATTCATTACATACAGCCATTAGATTGCTCTTAGTTAATGCTAACTCTGGATGCTCCTTAAGATGTTTTATATGATGAGCTGTAGTAGCTATAGAAACTTCACCTTTACTCTTACATATCTGACACTCATTGTTAGCCTCATTTAATACTTCTCTCCTTAGCTTCTTCCATAAACCTGATACATAGAAAGCGTGTATATTATTATCTCTTATTAGCTTGGTTATCCAATTAACTAGTTCTATTACATCCATAATTAACTCCAAAATAAAATCACCTATACTATAAGCGCTATTAATTATTCTTTATTTAATTGATCATAGTTTAAATATATCTTCTTGCCTTCCTTGCCAACAAGAAAAATAAATACTGTTAATGCTGATGATATAATACCTATTGGTAATACAACCAGTAGTAATAATAAACTTAAAATAGCTAATATAATACTTGTAATATTGGCTAATATATATAACACTTTATAATAATTTCTGCTATGAATAATTCTATTTCTCTTTGCAGAATTATAACCTTTATTTCTGCTAACCTGCTTTGTATACCTTATTCCTGTTCCTGGTATACTTGTTGTAGTTTGAATTCTCCCGTTAGCTTTTCTTGTAACTCTATAGCCTTTCATGCCTACACTAGCGCTAATTCCACTCTTTGATGCAGTAACTCTAAAAGGCCCTATTTTTTTACTCTTTCTGTAACTAAACCCCATATTATTCCTCCTAATACTTATCTATCTATAAAATAACAAATATTAGGCTATTAATCAACATAATTCATATTGTGTTAACTTTTTAAAACTATCTTTAATATATTTATTTTTCTAGCTTTAAAGCACTTTTCATTTTTATACAATTAACGTTACCTCAATATGTTTACTATTACTCTAAATAAAAAGCTTTTAGATCCTAAAATCTCTTCTTGCTTTATTCATTGTATCTTGGGTTATTCCAATATATTTTAAAGTAATACTTTCTTTAGAATGATTGAACATCTGCATTAAAGTTGCTATATCTCCAGTCTGTTTATAATAATGAAAACCAAATGTCTTTCTTAAGGTATGTGTTCCTAAGTTTTCAATACCAAACCTATCTCCTATATTTTTCATGATCTTCCATGCTTGTTCTCTTCCTATAGGTTTATTTATATTACTTTTCCTAAATAGATACTCTTCATCATCCATCTCTAAACAATAATCTTTATACACAGTCCTTAATATTGGGCTGATTTCAATTATATTTCTTTTTTCAGTTTTCTTTTCTCTAATATCAATGTATTTCTTGTTTTTTACATCTTTAACTTTTAATTTTAAAATATCTGATATTCTTAATCCTGTATATGTTCCAGTCATTACTAAAGTGTAATTCCTCATATTCTCTCTTTTCAAAGTAGCCTGAATATCATGAAATACATCTGCATCTCTTATAGGTTCAACAAAATTCATTTATCTCACCTGTCTAATAGCTCCACCAGTAACTCTTTTGTATGAACTATTTTTCATTAACTCCTCATAATCTCTTTTAGTAAGCTCTTTTTTAGAGTGTCTTTTTTTATTAGCCTTTAACCTACTATAAGTATCTGGTTGAGTTTCTTTAATTATATCTATTACTTTTATTTTCACACTCTCACCTTCTTCTCCTCAAATAAAAGCACCTAAGAATTTCACTTAAGTGCTTTTGTTTAAATGGGATTTTATTTAATTTTATATTTATAACATCTTACATTTATTGTAGTATAAGTTCTTTTTAATTTCCACTTTTTTGTCTTTATTTTGTTTTTATTTTGTCTTTATTTTTTCTTTTTTTACAAATATCCTAAAGAAATTGCAATTTTTCTTAATGAATCATTCTTAACCTTATAGAATTTTGCCTTACTAATGCACATATTAGATATTATTTGTTGATTAGTATAGGTATTTCTAAAATAACATTCCTCAACAATTTCTTTCTCTGTTATATCTAATAACTCTAAAGCTCTTGTAATTTTATCAACTTTCTTTTTATTATACTCTTCATCAATTACACAACTTTCAACAAAGCTTCCTTTCATTGTACTAGGATGCTTAACATCTTTAACAATTTCATGATTAGTAGGATAACCAAGTCCTCCAGCATCTACTGCAATTAATAGAAATGGGTATTCTCTTAAATCATTTTCTATTTTCTTTTTTATACTTATATTCATTTCATCACCCCATGTTTTTTACATTCTTTTTCAATATTTTTGAATTGTTCGCTACTATTCTCAATCCTTAGTTCTCTTTTGTTGTTTCTTTATATTTTCCATTCATAAAAACAATCTATTATTGATAATTTTAAGTTAATTATTTTTCTTATTAACATAGACTTTTTACAAGGCTTGAATAAATTACAACCTATTAAACAATATTCGTCACATTCTCCCCAGTAATCTCTTTCCCAACGATAATAAGGACATTTACTACAATCATTTTCTTTCAAAATATCTCACCTTCTTCCTCGCATTTATTTCAAATTATTCACTACTTAATTTTAGAAATGACTTCTTTTATGCTTTCTTCTCTTTCTTTATTTCGTGTATATAATACAACCCCATCACTACGTATAACTACCTCTAAGTTATTAATTCCTTTTTGTCTTAAGTTCCAACTAATAAATTTAATAGCTAATTTCTCTAACATGTTTACCTCATAATATATTCAAATTATTCATTAACCTATCCCTAAATATTTTCTACACTCTTCAAAGCTTCCATTAAATCTAAAGTAGGTATAGGTTTTACTTTCTTTGACTGGTACTGCTCCAACAAACTTTAACTGATTTATTAAAAATTCATTATTTTTATTTGATACCTTTAATTGAGTGACATTATCTTCTATTCTTCTTAATTCCATTACTCTTCCTCCTTATGCTCAACTAATGCCCCATGACCATTAAAACTAATTAATTTATAGTACGTTGGTAATGGTTTTAGTAATATACAGTGTTCTTTATCAACCCAACCATACATATAGCCATTCATAAGCCATCTAAGGTGTTTAGGTATTCTTACAACATATTTACCTTTACCACCTTTTTTACTTTCAGAGTGAATGGTAAATCTTTCTCCTATGCACTTGTCATACCATTCCTTACCTGTAGACTTCATTATTTTTAAATCCACGCTCCAAACCTCCTAAAATCCGAATATTCCTTGTCCTATAACTTGTAAGTATTATTTACAAGTTTATTCGCCATAATTTCAAACTATTTTTCAACTTTACTATATCCAAAGCTTGTAATATCTTTTACATTTATAATCGTTCTTTTATCATCAACTAAATCAATAAGCTCCAAAACTCCATTTAATCCATCCCTGATAGCCTCTCCTAAAAAATCAAAAAAAACTTCTATTCTATCATCTTCTAATTTAAAATATCCTACATCGCCGCTTTTGAATCTTATTTTTATTTCATTCATATTATGTTGCTCCTTCTTGCTTATTCAAAATTACTTTTTTTAGATTGTTCTCCCTGGTATAAAAAGAACTTTTTCTGATATTTCAGAAACTTTTACATTACAATATCCCTTTTTGTATAGATCTTTAGCCTTTTTTATTGCTAAAGCTTTTGAAGTAAAAGGTACTTGTTTTGTACCTTCCCTATCTTTTCCTTTATAAATTACTACTATCATTTTCTAACACCTAACATTTTATTAATCTTCATATACAATTAAATCTATTATTCTAATTTCATCATAACTATTAGATATCCAAACTCCCAATTCTTCAAAACTTCTAAAACTTCTTATCAATTCTACATCTTTTTCACATTGGGTATATTTAACTTCCACCTTAAACATTGACATTTACTCCTTGTTTTTCAGTCATCGCAAGCATTAAATTAATATTTAATCTTTCTTTTTTTCTTTTTATAGCATTTACTGTTCTATTCAATTCAATTGCTAATTCCTCATTAGTCTTATTTTTATTATTAAACAAGTACATTTCTTCTTGTAATGTCCATAGTCTTTTAAACTCCTTATCAGGAATTACTTTTAAAATTCTTATTTTTTCTATAATTGAAAACTCACTTTTATTTAATATTTTAGCTATTTGGTCACTTGAATATCCTTGTGAAAATAACTCTTTTAGTTTATTGTTCTCTTCATTTGTCCAAGCTATTTTATTATCTCTTTGAATTGGCCTATATGGACAATTAAGTTTATATAATCTCTTTTTTATAGCTGGTTCAGTTCTATTAAACTCTTTTGCCAAATCAGACCAGGTGTATCTATAACTTTTAACTTTAGATATTAATAAATTATCTTCTTCCTTTGTCCAGATCCTGTTGTTATTTATAATTTTTAAGTTTTTCTTATCTAAAATACGCTTTTCTTTAACCCATTTAGGTTCTTTCCCTAAAGCATTTTCTTCTAACTTATTAAATCTTACTACTTCTTTATTTTTCTCTGCCCAATCCCAAAATTCATCTATTTTTATAACTTTATATGCATGATTTAATTTTTTCTTAGTTTTAATAGGGCACCCATGTTTACTATATCTTTCTAAAATATGAGTATATGAGTTATAACCTAGCGCTTTAAGCAACTGATTAAAAGTTATGTATATTCCAGAATTATTATATTCCCCTAACTCAAGCTTTATTGCTTTAGCTTTTACTGCAGCTACTGTTCTATTAATATTTTTAGCTATATTGGGTATACTTTTTATTCCCCAATTTTCTTCTAAATATTCAACTTCTTCTGCACTCCAAAATTTTGCCATATTAACACCTCAATTTAGTAGCTACATTACTGTAGCTACTGTTTATTTAAATTTTAAAATGGTCTATCGTAATCATCTACTGGAACGCCTTCAAAGCCATCTTCTTGACTTTGAGCTTCCCAATTAGAGTTTTTATTATTCCCTATGAATTCAAAGCTATCTAGTACTACATCAGTTGTATAAACTTTATTACCTGAATTATTATCATAGCTTCCTGTTCTTATACTCCCAGTAACAGCTACTTGTCTACCTTTTAAAACATATTGAGCTATAGTTTCTCCAATCTTTCCAAATGCTACACAATTAATAAAATCTGTTTCATCTTTCTTGTAAGGTCTATTTACTGCTAATGTAAATCTACATACTGCAGTTCCTGTTCCTGGTGCATATCTTAATTCTGGACTCTTAGTTGTTCTCCTTATAAGTACTACTTTATTCATTTAGCTCTCCTCCATTTTCATTTATTGCCTTTCTTATAGCTTCTTTAGCACTATAACCAGCAAAATAATATTTAACTGCTTTCTCTATTACTTTCATATCTAAATCAATCATAATACTCCACTAACCTTTTTATATTTTTTTCTCTTATCCTCCAACTTTTTGTTCTTTTCTCTATTCCAGCTACTATTAAAGAATTTAAATAAATTTTTCTTTATTTTTTCAAACATCATATCATCCTTTTAGCCTATAGTTATTTTCTTGTCCTTTAATTTCAACAGTAAAATCTTTTGACATATTATAAATCCTACTTGAAGTACCTTCGTCAAAATTTAATATTTCAGCAACCGAATACTCAGTAGAAACTATCATAGGCAATTTATTAATATCTCTATAATTTACAATTTCAAAAATCGGATTTATATCAGCTTTAGTAATATTTCCTTTAAATAAATCATCTATAAGTAATATCTCTGCCTTTTTGTATTTATTAATGAGTTCTTGATAGTATTCTTTATTCTCAGAAACACTTTGTTTCAACTTGGTAATAGCATCTCTGTAAGGCATATATACAACCTTCTTGCCATCATTTTTAATAAAGTTATTTGCCAATGCTATACATAAATGTGTTTTTCCTACTCCTGGTTGCCCACAAAGTAATATTGAATTTTGGTCAGTTTTTTCAATTTCTTTAAATCTTAAATAGTAGCTTGTTACAACATTTTTCATATGCTTTGTAGTACTATTCCAAGGTTCATAACTTTTAAATGTTTTATCTAAATCACCATTCTTAAGTCCTGATGCTTCCCACTGCTCTTTAACTCTTATAAGTTCATAACACTTGCATCTTTCTATTACCCTTCCTGTATTATCAAGTATCCATGTAGTATCTTTACATTTATCGCAACTATATGAGTTCTTCTGCTCTTTTTCTGTCTTCGTCACTAAGCTCCCCATACTCGCTTTCTGTTTTGACATTGAAGCTTTTCTCACTCTTTCCAGTACCCCATCTATTATTTGATTTCCCGTTACTATATTGTCCATTTATAGCTCCTCCCTTATTTAAATAATTTCCCTCTAATACCTTAGTGAAATTATTAGGTTTTATAAACCAATCAAATGTAATAATCCATGCTCTATCATTTTGACCCTTTAGAAAATCTGAATTATTTATACTTTCTATTGCTTCAATTACTTTTTCTATTCCAAATTCATTAATTCTAGCTTTTAACATTTTATATCTATTAGTATTAGCTTTAATTGCTACTAGCTTAGATAAATTTAATTTATTCCAAGCTTCAATTACTGGTAGTAATTTATTACTACTTAATATATCTTTAGATATATTATCTATATCTTCTTCTATATCTATATCTATATCTTCTTCTTTTTCTTCTTCTAGGGAGTTAACATTAGCTTTACTGTTAACTTTACTGTTAACTTTACTATTGTCTTTTCCTACACTTAACATTTTTTGCTTTTCTCTATACTTTTTCATATAATCTTTCATGTACTCTTTTCTTTCTTCTAGCTGGTCTAAAGTCTGATGTTTACTCCAATTAGGAATAGTTATTGTGCTATTAACTGTTTCTATCATTCCATACATCTCGAAAGTTTTTAATGCTAATCTCACTGTGTTTACATCTCTTCTAAAGATAGTTGCTAGCATTTCATCTGTGTATGGTATTCTATCATTCAATAGAAAAACCCCACTATTATTATTTTTCCCAGCTAAACAAAGAATCTTAAACCAAATTACTATAATACTATCTGCACTTGGCAAACTCTCTATTAATAACATTTTTTCATCATCAAATATATCAGTAACTATTTTTATCCATTTTACTTCTGCCATTTGATTTTTTAATCCTTTCTGTTATAATTAACTTACTTTATTTTATTTTATTTGGATGTACCGTTTCTTTGGTATGTCCTTTGTTCTTTATATATCAACTTATCTAATTCTTGACTAATAGCAATAGTTCTTTCATCACTTATTCCGTATTCATCAATTGCTTGATGCAGTTTCTCTTTTAATTCTTTCATGATTATCTCCTAATTCTCTTTATTAGCTTGTCTACTTCATCTAAAATAGATGCAATTATAAACATTAACCCAATAATTATTATTAACACTAGGGGCATTACAAATGTGCATATGCCCCATATATTTAAACATTCCATAAATTCACTCCTTTAAACTTGGATTATATTTTCTTATAAGAAAATTATTCTTGAATATTTAAAGGTTTTATATTGTATTTCTATACGTACTATATTGCCTATCATTTAAATCACTTCTTTAAAATTAATTTGATTATTAACTCTTATAATTTCATCTTTAAGCATGAAAGGTACTTTATAATCTGCAATTATCTCTCTAGCTTTAATTAACTGACACCTTTTGATAGCTTCGTACCTGGTAACTTGAAATTCTCTCTTTAATTCATGTTGAATATCTGCATAAACCTTACCTCTTAGGCTATTATTCTTATAAGCTTGACTACCTTTACCACCTAATACTTCTATCCCTTTTTTTCTAACTAAAGCCTGGAGCTCTTTACATTCAACATTAAAAAGTGGCATACCATCCTTAAGTTCTTTAACTTCTACCTCTAATTGTTGTTGCTTATGATCTAATGCAAATATAGCTTGTACCTCTTTACTTAAATGTCCATAAGGATTTTTAATAGCTTGTTCCATTTTATTAAATGCTTCTATATACTTAAGCTTCCATTCTAATGCCCTTGAACCTGTAAATCCCATAACCAGTAAACTAAAACCATCTCTAGTTAATAAATACTCTGTATATTCATTCCCTCTATGTTCAAATTTGCTTTCTATCATCATTTTTTTAACCTCCGAATTTTCGGCAGTTAAATTTCTAATAGTATCACAAATATGACTATGTCTTTTTCCAAAATCTTCGGCAATTTGTCTACTTGTTACTACTAATTCTCCATCTTTTTTTATTACTACAATATCTTTATGTATATGTTTAATATTTTCCACTTTATTTTCCTCCATTATATTTTTTTCTACAGCATTTTTCGATGTTATTATTTTAAAAAAAAGGCATTTTAGCCTTTTATCATTAGGATTAGCTTTACTATTTACTATATCTATTTATTTTTCATTGATAATAATTTATTCTTTTCTTTTGTTTGCTCTGGAGTATAGAAACATTCAGGATACCCTTTAAATACCCTATTACATGTATCATAAAGTCTTCTTACATCTTCTTCATTAGGTACTAAAGGTCTTCTTATAGTTATGCTTGTCCCATCTATAACCATTCTTACTATTTTTTCTTCATTTTCTATTTTTTCTTCAAGTATGGTTGCATTTCTTTTTTGCGGCATTCTATCACTCCCTTTTTCTTATATTATGCAGTAGCTTTGCTTTTTGCTCCTATTTGCTTTCCAAGTTCAAATCCTTTTATAAAAACTGAAAAATCATTTTTTTCAGATTCATTTAAACTTTTTATAAAATATAATATTTCATTTGTACTTTCTTTTTCTTGCATATTTATTATCACTTCCATAGTAACCCTCCCCTCTGTTTACTTTGAAATCATAATAACACACTAAGAAATCAAAGTCAATCATTTTTCGTTTACTTTGAAATCAAAAAATGATATAATTTCTTATGGAGGTGTTTATTTTGAACGAAAGACTCGCATTACTTAGAGAAATATTAGGTTTAACTACAAGAAAATTTGGTGAAAAACTTAATATTACTGGAGGTGCCGTAACTAATATGGAAAAAGGCACTAGGAATATTACTGATAGAACTATCTCTGATATTTGTAGAGAATTCAATGTTAATGAAGAATGGTTACGCAATGGCAAAGGTGATGTTTTTATAGAACCGGATACTTTTTCTCTTGATGAATATTTAAAACAACAAGGTGCTACAGAGTTAGAAATGGAAATCATTAAAGGTTACTTCAATATTCCTAAGGAAATTCGTGGAACAGTTTTAGATTATTTCAAAAATATAATTCTTCCTGCAATACAAAAAAAGTAATTATAAAAGAGTTAAGAGTTATATTTTTTTAATATAACTCTTTTTTTGCCACAAATTTAACTATGACTTAATTGGAGGTTTTTATGAATCAAGAACTTTTTGCAATCTATCTTAGAAAGTCAAGAAAAGATTTAGAATTAAAAGAATATGATGTACTTGAAAGGCATAGAAGAATACTTTTAGATTTTGCTAATAGTAGAAATATTCCAATAAATAAAGAAGATATTTATGAAGAAGTTGTTTCTGGTGAAACTATTCAAGATAGACCAGTAGTTCAACAACTTTTAAAAAAAATTGAAGCTGGTTATTATAAAGCTGTATTAGTTATGGAAATAGAAAGACTTGCTAGAGGTAATACTATAGACCAAGGTATAATTGCTCAAACATTCCAATTAACTAACACCTTAATAATAACTCCAAATAAAACATATGACACAAATAATGAATATGACAATGAATTTTTAGAATTTGGATTATTTATGTCTAGGCGTGAGTATAAAGCTATAACTAGAAGAATACAAGCTGGAAGAATCCAGTCTGTAAAAGAAGGAAACTTCATAGGATCTGTAACTCCTTACGGATATGATAAAGAAAAGCTTAAAGGCACTAAAGGATATAAATTAATTCCTAATCAAGAAGAAGCAGAAAATGTTAAATTAATTTTTAAACTTTTTGTGGAATCTTCATACGGAACATCAAATTTAGCATATAAACTTAATGATTTAGGAATAAGGTCACGTACAAACTCTATTTGGACTCCTGCAATGGTTAGAAATATATTAAAAAATAGAGTTTATATAGGATTTGTATCTTGGGGTAAAAGAGCAAATGTAAAAAAATTAAATAATAATGAAATTAATAAATCTAGACCTATTAATACTGATTATATTGAAGCAAGAGGAAAACATGAACCTATTATTGATGATATAACATTTTATAAGGTCCAGGAATTATTAAAGAGCAGTTCTATAAAAAAAGTTCCTTGTGAAAAATCATTAAAAAATCCTCTTTCAGGATTAATCAAATGTGGTAAATGTAATTTAAATATGATAAGAAGACCTTATCCTCAAAATAAACATGAAGATCTACTTATTTGTAGAAATAAATATTGTGATAATATATCAACTTCTTTGCATCTTGTTGAAAAAAAATTATTAAACTCTTTAGAGCAACAATTAAATGAATTTTATTTTTATATTAGTAATTATGAACAAGAATATATTAAAAGCACTAAAAATTATAACTTACAAATTAAAAAA